AACACGTGATCTGTTCAGGTATTGAGAGTTTCAATCACTTTGTTGTGATCGATGGCGATTTGTTTCATTACCATCAAGGTAATCCATCTGGATGTACTATGACAACAATTTATAACACCATTGCAAATTGGATTCTTCTTTCTTATTCTTGGATCAAACTCGCAATTGCGGAAGGTGCTCCGTTGACACGATCACATTTCAAAGAAAATTGTGTTATACACGCGTATGGGGATGATTTCATTGGAACTGTATCTGATAATGCTCAGTGGTTTAACGGAGACACAATTCCACCAATTTTGGAGTCGTGTGGTGTCAAGGCAACGGCACCCGATAAGGGCGAGATTTCTAAATTCTCCAAGTTCGAAGATCTTGTGTTTTTGAGTCGTTATTTTGTAAAGAATCCTTTTGATGGGCCCGAGTCGATGATTGTTGGACCATTACCTAAGAGCTTGATTGAGGAAATTCCAATGTGGTATTACAAAGGTGCAGACAAGACGGACTATACTTCGACGATCCGAACTTGTGTTCGTTCTGCTGCTCTTTGGGGGCGTGACTATTTTCAGTGGTACTTGGGCAAAATGAGGATGACAAAAACCGGACGAGAATTTTTGGATTATATTGACACGGAAAGCATTTTTCTTGAGGTTTCACGACCATTTACCTCTGGATTGCGTGCTTTCGTTTCAAAACCTTTCATTTACTTTGGACCAGGCCGGACAAATGAATACTCTCCCGAGCTCATAAAACATGTTGTGTATAAGGGTTTCGATTTTGGAAGTTGGGATGCTGCTTTTGGTTTTGCGATGGCCCTCTCTGCGCAAGATCCAAACCCCTCTCGCTTTTGTGGCATGGACAAATTGAAGGCGCGTCAAGCAATCGATAAGATGCGTAAGAGTGGGTTTGTTTGGGAAGAGAAAACCTTGCTTTACCATGTGCAGGGAATTTTGGAAAGTTTTCTTGAGGGTAATTCCCATGCACGAGATGCTCTTAAAGCATCTTGTGAAGCTGTCCTTGTCTATTGGGTCAAGGATAGTCGGCTCGGCTCAGGGATTAGCCCTGAGCTGAAGCCAGAGACGTTTCTTTCCTTTGGAGGAAAGAATTTTGTGGGGACTGTTCTCATGGAAATGAGAAGACGTCTTTGTGTTTAAATATTTTGAGTATTGCTATTAGTATAGTTTGTATCTCACAACGTTTGTTTGTTACAATTAATATTTGTAATTATTTTAGAAATTTATTTTAGTGCTTGTTAGTATGGCTGACGGTATTGAGATGAGACCTGGTGTCTCTAGGGCACTCGATGACAATCGAGTGGATCTTAATATTTCTTCTGGTGCGATGGATGTCCAAAAAGTTGGAGGCGCAATCACACAGGGTTCAATACAACCCTCTGTGCAGACATCTGTCGTTGATGTGCTTAAGCATGAGACTGTTCTTTATGCTGGCTCAATTGCACCCTCCACTTCAGTGGGTACTGTTGTTTATTCAACACCCATTGATCCTTCGCAGCTTTATAGTGGTAGTAACCCGTCAAGAGTAACTTGGATGTCTAAATTGTATAAATTTTGGACGGGTGATTTGACTTTTAGATTTGTGTTTACTAAAACCATTCTTCAACAACTTAAACTTATTGCTGTGTTTATTCCTGGAGCTTCAGCTTCAGATCCTGCTCCTACTCCTACGCAGGCCTATTTCTATAGGCATAAGGTTCTTATGAACCCTGCTAATGAGATGGAGTGGTCTCTGGATGTACCTTTCGTTTCGACGAGACCACACCATGTCATGGGCGAACCGACTGGGATGCTTTACGTCATGTTGTTCCAGCCAATGGCTGTGTCCAACAATGACGCTTCATCTATATCAATAGACATTTTTGTTGCTGGAACAAGTCTCAAGTTTCATGAGTTTGTTCTTCTCCCTGCACTTGCTGGTTTGACAACGATCACACCTGGTAACTCATTTATAATTCAATCTTTTAGTGGATCTGCTGCTAACCCTGGAAATACTGGTACAAAGACATTTCTCTCTGACAACGAGAGCACTTTGGCGACTGCGTTGGGTACTGACACAGACAATGCCCTTTTCACTGTCACAAATGGACAGTGTATTGCGGCGGGCCCTCTTGTGGCCACTGAGATACCTTATAATGCTAGTACCATGCGAACAATTTCTGGATCACCTCAGGGTAACTGTATATCCTCTAGACATGCGATTTTCTGTCAGGCTAATGTGACTGCTGGTTCTGCTCTCGTTCTGTTGCTTATCTCACAATATACATTTGGAATGATTTTTCTTTTGCAATTGGACCGTCTTCTGCAACAAATATTTGTGACTACCAGTCTAGTGTGGCTGTCACTGGTTACAATAACACTTTTCCTTCGACCTTTACGGCTTTTGGGGATAATGGTTCGATGATCGCTAGGATTCTCGAGCTTGAAGAAGCAATTAGAATGCTTCTTAATAGAGTTTAAAAGTTAACGTTATGTCTCTGGACTTTGTATTAACATCGTTTTTGGTATTGTCTGCCATTTCTGTGCTTGTTATAATATTTGCATTTGTATTCTTTTGCTTTGATTGTTGTTTTTGGTGTAAGAATGGATGTGGAGAAGCAAACGATAGGAGAGATGATTGCGTTGAAGAAGCAAGAGGCGTTGCTTGATGAGATGAAGGCTTATACGAAGCATATTAGTAGGACTGGAAGGCTTCGCTGTTTTCTTATTTTTGTTAAACTTTTG